TGGTTTGAATGTTCTTGAAAAAATATTTAAGAAAAAAACAGATGAACAACAATCCTGATGTAAAAATCATTCTTGAATATCTTGAAAAGTACAAACATCTTCCATCACTTACTCTTGCAAAACTGATATATAAAAATCATTTTGAATCATTTTCAACTATTGAAAACATCAGGTCAAGAATCAATTATTATCGTGGTAAATCTGGAAAGAAACATCGTGAAGATATTACAAATAAAAAATTTATGGAAAAAGAATTAAGACCATATTCACCATTTGTTCTTCCAGAATCGGATGCAAAAAAAAGAATTGTGTACAAGCTGGAAGGAAAGAAAATCGGATTGCTTTATGATATTCATATTCCATATCACGATGTGACATCTTTGAATTTAGCATTGATGCAAATTGAAAAAGAAGGATGTGATTCAATCGGATTAATTGGTGATGCACTTGATTGCTATTCATTAAGCACTTTTGAAAAGGATGCAAAGAAAAGAAAGTTCAAAGAAGAATTGTATGCAATGCGACAATTTCTTTTTATGCTTCGTGAAAGGTTTCCAGATGCACACATCTATTTCAAAGAAGGAAATCACGAAGATAGATACTGGAGATATATGAGATTGAAAGCACCAGAGTTGATTGATATTGATGCATTTTCATTTCAAGAATTATTGCATCTTGACAAGAACAATATTCATTACATCGAAGGAAAATCAAAAGCGACATTTGGAAAACTGAATGTATTTCACGGACACGAATTTCCAGCTGGTGCTGGTTCACCAACATCAGTTTCAAAATCACTTTACAACAAGACGAAAACAGATTCAGTTTGTGGACATCATCATCAGACATCAGAGAATCAAGAAACAAATGCTAATGGTGAAATAGTAATGACTTATTCAGTGGGTTGTTTGTGTGAATTATCACCTGATTATATGCCTTTCAACAGATGGAATCACGGATTTGCAATTGCAGAATTGACAAGTGAAAAAGGAGATTACAAATTTACAAATTACAGAATTCACGATGGTAAAATTAAATAACAATCAAAGCAATCTTGTGGTTGTAATTTCATTTGTTGTGATTGCATCAGTAATTGGTATGATGTTTTGTAAAAGAATCATTGTTGAAAGACCAGTTGAAGTAATCCAGAAAGAAATAGTTCAGAATGATTCAATGATTGATGTTCTAACTGGACAAAACATTGCACTGAATAATCACATTCACAACTTGAATCTGGAAATTGATATGTACAAAAAGTTGCTTGATAAAAATAAAAAACAATATGATAAAGAAATTGATTTCATTGATGGTCTTGATGCTGATGAACAACTTTTGTTACTCGCAAAAAACATTGATTCCATCAGATACAAGCATATGTCTTTTGGTGAATGATGCTTTGTTGTTGAACAAGGTAATTGCTTCAGAAAGATTCTTCCATCAACAATATTTAATTCATACCAGAATGATTTCAACTGATGATTCATTAATCAGCAAATACAAAATGATTGCATACAATTATGAAGACCAAATCAAGTTGTATGAAGAAAACATTTCACGATTGAAGAAGTTAAATCAGATTGCATCTGGTGAACTACAAGATGAATCTGCACGAAAAAAGAAATGGAAGAAAGCAACATTGATTGCAATTCCCATTTCTCTCTCAATCGGATTTGTTTGTGGTGTTCTTTTGGCTTTATGAATCAATCATAAATTCTGAATACAATTCAGAAAGTGTTCCAACATAAAAACCATCGTGATACACACATTTGTTCTTGTCGAAATCATACTGGTTTTGCTTCAACCATAATGCAAATTCAATTGCATTTTCTTTTGATTCCCAACCTTCCATTCTAATCCAGTTTTCTGGATGCTCTTGCAATTGTTGTTGCTGATGAAAGTGTTCCATCACAATACATATTCCAAAAATCAGATACAGAATGAATTGCTGGATTCATTCCAAGTTCTTTGAACTCTTTCATCCAAACACGAACTGCAAGTTTTCTTGCATTGGTTTTCAGTGCTGGTGATTTCTTCGTCACTGATTTAACATTTGTTGTTGTTTTACTCATAATCTTAAAATTAACAATTAATACAATTTATCAGGCAGAAAAGAATTAACATTTCCACATTAAGCGAAAACATATTTTCCAGTGTTTGCATTCAACTCATAAAACATACGCATCATAATTGCATCCGCAATATCTGGTGATTTTCCTTCACGCATTTTGATGACATCTTTTGGAGTTACTGCAAGTTTAGAATCTGAATCCGCTTTATGTCTTTTTATCATCTGCAATTCGGAAATGATTTGTTCCTTCCAGTCATTTGCAAGGAAAGTGATTTTGTTTTTTTCAATGAATTCTGCAAGTTTGAAAAAGCATTCCGCTTTGATGTTTTGAAATCTATCTGGATGCTTTGCTTTCGAACCATTCTGAAATCCTTTGTATTTGCCGATGTCACACAATCCACCACCAATTCCATCTTCATCACAAATGATATTCTGAATCATTATCTGGTGTTCTTTACGCAATGATTCAATCACTTCATATGTATCTGTTATGGAAGACCTTTTCAACTCTTTAATATGGATTAATGAAAGACCATTCCATACACAAATAATGGTTCTATCTTTTCCAAATCGTGCAACATCACAAGTGATGTATTTAATACCAGATAGAATCTCATTTCGAAAAGCAATATTCAAATGTTCACTGCTAAATATTTTATCAGAATCATCATCGTATTCCCAATTTCCAAGAAGCAATCTTTTTCTATCATAATCTGGAAGCAATCGAAGTGATTCAAGATATGATGCTGGAAGAAATGGGTTATCAGTTGGTAATGCCTGAACAAATGCACGATGTTCTGGAAGTTCACCATTTTTTGCTTTCAAATAGAATTCATTATATATCCAGTTCTTCGATGGATTGCAAGTAAGTAATCCTTTTGGAATCAAATCATATTCATTCAATTTGAATCTGCATCTGGAATGAACAATTGCAATTGCTTTTTCACTGATTTCAGAAACTTCATCGCAAAAATAATCTGTGATTTCAAGTGAACCAAGTGAATCGAAATTTTTATCTGCTGGATAGCTGAACAAATCTTTTAGTATGATTTCACTTCCATTGAAAAACTTAATCACATTTGTTTGTCCATTGAAGGTATAGTGCAAACCAGATTTCAATTGCATTTCAGCACAAGTTTCGAAGAAAGTATTCAGTGTTGTTTTCTTCAGTGTATCAAGTTTACTTCTTCCGATTAACGAACGAGTTCCAGCATACTTTAACCTTCGTTGAATTTGCCAGATACAACCAAGTTTTGTTTTACCACCACCAGCACCACCACCATACAACACTTGTTGTATAGGTGATGATATTGAAAGGTGATTCAATGCTTCTTTTTGTCGGTCAAGAAAGGTTGGTTCGTACTTCATTGATTCGATTTAATGCATTTTGGTAAAATCTTCTTTCAGCAATGTTGCATTCACTTTTCAGAAGTTCTTCGAAGGTCTGAATTGAAAGTTCTATTGGTGATTTTTCAGCTGATTCAGATGTCAATTGTTGATACATATCCAGTATGTAATCAGCAAAGATTTCAGCTCTCTGTTTATTGGTAAATTTTTCTTTTTTCATTCTTAAAATGTTTCATTTATTTCTACTTCAAAACCAAGATGTTCCAGAACTTGTTTCAAGATGGTGTGTGTATCTTGATTGTGCGAAGGCATTTCAACACCATTTACTTTTGTGATTGTTCCATAATAAGCGCAACAACCATCACCACAAGTATCATAATATTCTTGAATATCAATATTTAACTTTGGCTTGGTTTCAATACCAGCCATAAATTCATCAAACTCTTTACTCATCTTGACATCCATAAGTTTTGTTGTAGTATTCTTCACCTGTTACATAAAAGAATTCATCCTTAAAATTGCAATATTTTTCTTTGTCAATAACCATATCAATACCAGCCCTATTAGATTTCATTATCTCCTCCTTGTGCATTGCTTTGGCTTTTAAAAATATCTGAGATTCTGATAATTCACAAGTTCCATTTACAATTTTAATTATTTGTTCTTGAAACCATTCAACCGCAGTTTGTTTTGCTTTCATATTTTTTCTTCGCGTATTTCTATTTTGAATAATTCTTTCAGTGCTAAAACTTCAGCATCTTTGAAGTTTGTCTTTCCTTGTTCACGAAGACAATAATTTGATTGTTCGATTCCGAGTTTATACGCAAGGTATTCTTGTGAATATTCATAAAACAATCTGTAACACTTAACTGATTTGTGAAATGGAATCATAAATTAAAAAGTTTAGCAATTATTCTTTGAATGAAGTTTCGTTCTGGTTGATGAACTGAATTATTTCCATCAACAAGTTCTTTCAGCTTTTTAACTCTTGGTGTTTCTCTGATTCCTTTTTGATAATTGTGTTTCAATTTTAGAAACATTGCGAATCTTTCATTTCGAATTCTTTCCATTGCTTTGTAATTCTTGTTTCCATCACACGATATCATTCCACATTGCATCATCATTGAAAAATAATGCTTTGAAAATTTCATCTGGTTGCAAACTTCAATTGGTGTTAATCCTTCGTTTACCAGTTTGCAAACTTGTGACAATCTTTCACGAGTTACTGGAGTGCGATTTGCTTTGTGTTTTTCAAATGTCATTTTGAGTTGTTCCATTGTTTTGATTTTTATTTATTATTTATAAAGTTCTTTTGACCATTGTTCTGCAATTGCATCTGCAATACCTTGAAATGTTTTGCTTCTTAAAGTTCTTCTTTGCTCTGGTGTTTTTGCTTCTTTAAGAATATCCATATACCACTTTGGTTGTCTTTTTTTAATTCCTTTTGCAGATATGAATTCAACCATTTCACCTTTTCCAACTATATTAGTTGGTTCTAAATTTGGAAGATTCTTCAACCACAAACAAGTTGATTTTGTTGCTTCATCACCAAACATATATGGTTGAATTATTTGATGTGGTTTCATCCATAATGATGAAAGTGTTCCAATTGGATTTTCAATTGCAACTTTTTCAATATTACAATTGTATAATCTTTTTACAAATTCAACACTTTCCATCATATCATTTCTACGATTTGGATATTTTGGATTTGGTCTTCTTTCATCAAATGGAAGATGCTTATCTTCAGGATGTGATAACCATTGTGAACCACTAATTGCAAGGAATGTGCAAGGTGGATGTGCAACCATCAAATCAAATTTAGGTTCTCTTTCAATTACATTGAATACATCTTCTTGAAAATGATATTCAGGATGTCCACCAGAAGAAGGTAAAAGGTCGCAACTGAATGCTTCAATTCCTAATTTTCTAAATGCTTTTGTTACTGCTTGACTTTCTTCACAAGCTATTAAAACTCTTTTTTTCATTTTGATTTTTGTTTAATTATTTAAGATTACATTGTTGAATTAAATATTTTGTGTATATGATTCTTCGAAGTTCACAAGTGATTGAATGCGCAAAGTTTTCTTCTTGTCTTTCACTGAACTTTGAAATCTTTGTTGGTGTAATGTCTTGTTCTTTCATCACAACTTTTCGTGCTTGAATTCGGAATGCTTTCCATTCTTCTTTGGAATACATATCATCAGATATTAATCCAGTTGAATGCATCCATTCCACAATCCGATATGAACACAACATTGCACTGGTGTTCTTTCCTTGTTTCCATTGTTCAATGTGTTCCTGAATCAACTTCATCCAGTCAACCTTGATTTCTTTTTCAGCATCAGTTGGTTCTGGTGGATTCAGTTCTTTCCACTTTGCTTCCAAATTCCGATATTCAATAATTGCTTTTCCTTTGTGTATCAGATACAATGAAAGAACATCAGAGATATATGAAGCATCAATTGTTTGGAAGTGATTGATTTTCTTGTCGAACTGGTTTGTGATGTTCATTTCAATAGCAATCATCAAATCATCAAGCGTTACTGATGGGAATGCATTAGAAAGAATCTGGTGCATTATCTGGATGAATTGTATGTCAACCATCGCAACACCATTCAAAGCGCAAATTTTGACTATGCTTTGCGCGAATTCAGGCAATGTACACTTGGATATCTTTTCTGATTCTTGTGCTTTAATGATTCTGTTGTGAAGCAATGTCATTTGCTTGTTGAAGAATTCTTTCTGCATCAGTGATTGTGAACCTTCCGTTTTTTGAAGTTGTTGATTCATTTGCTTTTTGATTTTGGTTTTGATTTTTGTATGTTGATTTTCTTCGCATCCAATTTCGTGCTGATGACAACCAGTCAACCATTGGTGTTCTTCCAACCTTCCAACCATTACTGGAATAGTAATCGTAAAATTCGTTTGCATCTGATTCAGTTCCATCTATTGTGGAAAAGTATTCAAGCACTTGCAAAACTGATTCAGGTTTTCCTTGTTTCTTATTTTTTTTCGTCTTTATTATATTAATATTATTATTAATACTATTAATACTATTACTATTAATACTATTATTAATATTAGTATGTAGTGCATCAGTTTCACATATGCTCACCATATGCTCACCATATGCTTCATCAGACGAAGTTGAATTTGAAGATGGAATCACCAGTGGTTTTTTCTTGGATGTCGCATTGCGCTTTCGATTCATTGAATATTCACTTTGCTTTTGCATTGATTCCAGAAGTGGTTCATACATCCAAACATCACCATATGCTATGCATATGCTCTGCATATGCTCACCATATGCTATGCATATGCTTTTCATCTGGTCTTGTGTGATGAATCCATTCTGATGCTGGATGCAAAGCATTGTCAAGAATGAACCTTTTTGTTCCATTGACATCAGTGAAGAATCCTGAAGTAATCTGGTAACATCAAGCATCATTGGTTTTGATTTTGATTTGAACATTGCTTGTGATTTTTAGTACACTTTGTTTGTCACCATCAGAACATTCAAATCTTTTTTCATTCCATCATATTCGTGCATTGCAATATATTCAGCAACTGCATTTGCTTGATTGCGAAATGTCTTATCAAAAATGAATAGTTCTTCGAACATCTTGTAAGAATGAATCGCAGTTGAATGATGTCGGTTGTATCTTCTGGAAATATTCGCCATTGTCATCATCGTGTTTTTACGCATAACCCACATACACATATGCCTTGCATATGCAATTTCGCGTCTTCGTGAATTCTCATACAATGATTTTGCTTTGATTCCGAATACATTGCAAATCTTATCTTCCAGAAGTTGAATAAAATCTTCTTCTTTCATCAACACTTCTTCAACTTCTTCTGGTTCTTGTTCAACATTATCACTGGTGATTATGTATGGTGCAATGAACAAAACAAATTCTTCGCGTCTTTCTGGAAGAACAAACATTGATGCGTAATCAAGTATTTTTTTTACTTCAGTTTTCATTTTCTTTTTTGGTTCAAAGGTTCTTCGTTTTGCTTTTCGTTTTGTTTTTCGCTTTCGCATATCAGGTTGTATAATTCAGTGGAATCAATTCCAGTTTTGGTTTGTATTCTTGAAAAGACATCCATACGCATTTGTTCTGGATGTTTGAGATAATGTGTTGCAGTTGGAATACTGCAATCAATATATCTTGCAAAAGCAACAACACTTCGAAAGTGTTGCGCTAATGCTTGATGAAATTTAGAATGGTAAATCGCCATCTGTTTTGTTGTTTAATTTTTCAGAAGTGATTTCAGCATTGATAAACGAAATGAATGTTTCAGCAACTTCCAGAATTTGCTTCAGGTCACAATTGCGTTCTTTCAAAAAATTCACTGATGATGTTAATGCATTCATACGAATGATTCGCGCTTCAGTTTCTGGTGATTTAGCACCAAATGATTGTGCTGGTGTTGATGTGTTTTGTGACATTGGTCTTGAATAATTTTGTTGTGTTCCAAATACTGGTTTGATTGCAGTGAATGTTTTACCATTCTTTGTTGGTTTGGTTTCGATGGTGTAGGTTGCTTCTTGACCAGCGACAAATTTGTTTTGGTCTGATGATTTGGAATTGTAGTTTCCTACATCACCATTTTCGAATGCAACTTCGAATCCATAAAGTGTTCCATAGTTTGATTCGAATGAACCATTTGATTGTGCTGATAGCACTTTGCTTGTCTTTTCCATAATTGTGGATTTGTTATTTGTTGTTTGTTGTTGATTGATTTCTGATTCTTCTTTGAATTGATTCCTAATTTTTTGTTCGTTCCAGTTTGCTTCATTAGACCAATTCCAGAATACTTTCGAATTGTCAAATTTCATTGTATTGAAGAACTGATATTCTGATACACCAAATTTGATTGATGCTTGATATGATTTCAGCATCGTATCAAAGATTGTTGGTCTGGATTCCCTATCATATGTTTCCGACATTTCGAATATATGATTTGAAAAATGCCTTGCGACAAATTGATTTTCTTCTTCCATCATTTGATTGTGTATCTGTATTCAGTTAGTTCCTTGTGATGATTCATATTTTCAGCAATCTCATTAAAGCTCAAATAAGGAAATGAATTTGCTGATGATGTCACACATACCATTGTTGGTTTTGATGGTGGTAATGGCTTTGGTTTACGTTTGAATAGCATATAATTATTTGTTTTGGTTTGTATAATATGAATCTGGTGGTGTTGGAAGTTCAATCCATCTCTGAAGTGCAATCTTTTTGTACAAAGAATCAGCTTGATTAATCCAAGATTCCAATTGATTATTATATGATATCTTCACTGGAGAATCTTCAGGAAAGATTTTCTTATCACCAAATGAATCTTGTGCTGATTGAATTGTAAACAACAGATGAAATACTTCTTCTTCAGTGAATTCAATTCGCTTGATGTTTTCAATTACTTCTTCAACTTCAATTACTTCCAGAAGGTCTTTTGAATGCTCTTTTACCATCGTGTTGTACTTACCTTCATTTGTCCACAATTCATATTCTTCCAGTCCATCTATACCATCAAACAATCCGCGAATTGCATAGTGTTCATAATAGTCTGGAAGGAATGTCAATGCATTGCTTTCGATTAGTGTTCCATCACGCATCACGAATTGTGCATTTGGATTCTTCATTGCTTCCAGTGTGAATGGAATTGTGATTTTTCTTTTGATTGTCTGTTTCATTTTATTTTGATTTTAGAATTTACCGAACATTGATTTTGATTTTGATTCGTATGCATATTGCATCACTTCACGAATCCAGATTTTGATTTTATTCACCATATGTATTTACTTCAATTGATTCCAGTTCTTTGATTTGCACATCGAAATCCGATGCGAATTTGAATGCAAGAATAAAGAAGATAATTCCAGCAATAATTTTAATTTCCTTTTTCATATTGATTTTGATTGATTATGAATGTTCGACAATTTCAATTTCTGTTTCTGGTTTGTTACCATCAGAAAATGCGTAATACATATCTTCACGAACATTCAATGATTTTTCTGATGCGTGACGCATTAAGCAATCTACTGCTTGATTCTCTTTTGCAAATTCGAACTCCTGAACTAATTTGCTTTTGTGATAAAATTCTACGATGTACATATTGATTTGATTTTTGATTTTTGGTTTTTAGATTAACTGAATAATTTTTCTTTCAAGAATGTAATTTGCATTTCCATCATTTCGATTTCAATTTTGGTGAATTGGTCGAATTCAATGAATGATTCATCTTCCAAAGAGTCTTCATAATGTTTAATTTTAATTTCAAGTTCTTTGATTTTTTCAAAGATTAGTGATTTTGTTGTTCGTGTTAATTGTTCCATTTTGATTTTGTTTTAATTTTAGCAAATGTACACAGGAATATTGAACTACCAAAAAAATCTTTCGTTTAGACAAAAATAATTTCAGATAATAACATAAGTAATTGAAAATCAATGGTAAAATTCTATAAAAAAAATGTGAAAAAATCAACTGGTTTGAAGAAATCACTGATTACTGAAGGTTCAGAAGCATCAATCCAGCAATCAATATGCAGATATCTGGACATCACACATCCAAGAATATTGTATTGTGCAAGTGCTGGTGGAATGCGCACCAGTATGAAACAAGCAATCAAAATGAAGATGACTGGATATCGAAAAGGTTTTCCTGATATGTTCATCTATAAATCAAATGATTCTTTCAATGGTCTTGCAATTGAAGTAAAGAAGAAAGGTGGTGTGATATCACCACATCAAAAAGAATGGTTGACCAGATTGAAAGATGGTGGATACTTTTCTTGTGTTGTGTACAACTTGGATGATGCGATTCAAATCATTGATTCGTATATTAGTAACACAATTCAATTAAGTGAATAAGTGCATAGATGATTATGTGAATGAGAGATACAACAAGTGGAAACAGATTGCATTCAATATCTGCAAATCCGAACAACACTTGGAAGACCTTTTGCACGATACACTTTTTAGAATTTTAGAAAAAGACGAAAGAAAAATCATCCTGATGATTCAGAAAAACGAGTTTGAATTTTATATCATCAAAGCATTATATCGTGCTTGGAATTCATCCAGAAGTTCTTTCTATTTAACGCATCGGAAATTTGGAATGATTCGCACTGATTTGATTGAAAGATTTCACGAACAAGATACAACTTGGTATGGTGCAAGACTGGACAATGAAACTCTTGATTTAGCAGTTTCCAGATTGAACTGGTTTGAATCACAGATATTTCAATTGTACATACTGGAAGATTTTTCATATCGGCAATTGGAAAAGGAAACTGGAATCCCATCAATGTATCTATGCAGAACCATTGATAAAGCAAAGAAGAATTTGAAACGAATGATTATACGCAAATGAAAATTTTAGCGCATCCAAAAGTTCGCAAGGAAAGACTTGAAATATGTCAATCTTGCAAATGGTATAAACCACAAACCAAATCTTGTGGAACTCTGATTCTTGGTAATGATGTTTCAGAAGAAGTTCTTGCAGAAAACAATGTCACATACTACAAGAAAGAATTCACATTGTGCGGTTGTGTAATGCCTATCAAAACAAAATTGTCAATGGCTAAATGTCCAGCAAACAAATGGACATCTGCACTAACTGATTCCGATATTGAAGAAATCAAAGAGTTCCTGAAATCAATTAATGTGATTGATGGAAAATTCAAGGTTCAAAGAATCAGTTCGGAACAAGTGAAGACCATATTCGAATGGATGAAAAAACTGAAAGGTCAACCAGTGGAAATCACATCTTGTGGAAAGTGTGTTGAAGATGCAGTCAAATCTTTAATTGAAGAAGCACAATGAAAGGAATAGAACTACCAATTCTGGTTTATGAAAATTCAAATTATGAACTGGAAAAATTAGGAATTGAAACATCAGCAACTGATACGAAAATTGTTCAGTTTACATTTTACAACATTGATATGATATATCAGTATGAAGATGATGGTGTTCAATTGACTGCAATATATTGTGGTGGTAAAGATTACACTTCACCAGCACCATTTGATTTGATTAGAAAACTAATAAGCGAAAATTTATAATAATGGAAAAAGTAAAATATTCACCAGTGTATCAACAAGCACTGAAGCAATTAGAAACAAGTTCAGCAATCACCACAAGTGTGAATGAATTGAAAACACTTTATGCAAACAAAACAAAGATTGAATCAATCACTGAACTTTCTGTTTCTGGTGCTGGATTAAAGTTCACCATCAATTCAAAGGATGATGCATTTACTGAATTCATTTTGACAATGACTGAATCAATCAATTCAAAGATTGTACAAAAAGAACAAGACATTGATGCAATATTGAATACTGAAGTAAAAGCATAATGATAATCATTCCAGCGCAACTTGAATCAATTGCTTCCAGAAAGGACAAGACAATCAAACTTGTTTTCGGAACGAATGAACTTGCACCAAATACTTCAGGTGAATTGTTCCAGATGTCAAACGCATTTGGATTCCTTTCATTCAAAGAAGAATCATTCCGCAAAGAAGAACTGGACATTATTGAATCACTGAAATCAGATATTGAACTAACTGGTAAAACACCAGCGCAAAGACTTCGTGGTGTTATGTATAAACTATATCAACAGAATGATGGTGGTTTTTCTTCATTTGCGAAGTATTACGAACACCAAATGGAAATTGTGATATCACACTTCAAAACTAAAATAGATTGAAAGCAACGCTTCTTTTTGACTTGGATGAAACAGATGATTCATATGCACACAAGAGATGTTTGAAATCACTGGATATGATATTCTGCATTCAGGAATTCAATTCACAAATGAAAGCACGAATCAAGTACAATGAATTCTCTGAAGTGAAACAACAATCATATGATGAAGTATTCAAACTATGGTGTGAAACAATGCAAGAATATTCAATTGATATTGATGAATTGATTTATTGAATATTGTTATTAACAATGATTAACAATTAAGATATGGCTTTTAAGAAAGGGCAATCTGGTAATCCAAAAGGAAGACCTGAAGGTGCAATCAGTGAAAAGAAAAAGATGTGGGAATCACTTGGTTCATTTGTAGTGAATGAAGGTTCTGAACGCGCAATGAAAGTTCTTCAGTCAATGGATGATGAAGAATTCTTGCATTACTACATCACAATGTTGGAATACTTCAAACCAAAACAAGCGCGACAAACTCTTGTTGGTGAAGGTGATGCACCACTTCAAATAGTAATATCAAAAGATTTATAATATGGCTTTAGAAATAGAACTACCAGTTGGATTCGAATCCATCACAATCAAACAATGGTCTGATTACAAAAATTCAAAATCAGATATTGAACGCTTGTGTGCATTAACTAAAAAGAGTAAAGAAGAAATATCACAATTGAAACTGGTTCAGTTGAATGAACTGATTCAATTCTTCGAATCAATGCTATCAACTAATGATGCAAAATTTCAACCATTAATCACCATCGGAAAAAATACATATGGATTCATTCCAGATTTGTATTCAATCAGCACTGGTGAATATGTTGATTTGATGCAGTATGTTTCAGACGAAGGTGAAAACATCCTGAAGATAATGCAGATTCTTTATAGACCAGTAATCAAACAGATTGGTGAAAAGTATTTGATAGCACCATATCGTGTTGAAGAACTAAAATTTTATGAAGATGATATTGCATCAATCAAGATGGAATTTTATCGTGGTGCAATGCTTTTTTTTTCGAGTTTGCAAAATCAACTCAACGAAAGTTTGCAAGAATATTTGATGAATCAAGCACTGATGATTCAGAAGAATCTGGTCAACGAAATGCAGTAAATTCTGTTTTGGGCAAATGGTCTTATTACCATTTGATTCTGGAAGGTTGTTCACAATCTTTCATTAATATTGATTCAGTGGTGGAAAAACCAGTGTATTCGCTATTTACTTATTTAACCTATATGAAAGATTACAGATATGTCGAATCTCAACTCATACAATCAGCTAATAAATAGATTCAAAGCATTTGCCGATGGGCATTTCCTTTTGAAGAATTTCACATATGGTGCAATCACACTTGCAGATTTGCAGAAGTTTGGATTGTATCCATTTATGCATATCGTACCAGTAGATGTTTCATACGAAACTGGAGTGAAGAATTTTTCATTTGATGTCTTCTTTGCAGACCTTCCAAGAGATGAAGAAAACAAAGGTGAATATCAGAAAGAAACTTTATCAGACCTTCAACAGATTGCTGAAGATTTACTTGGTGAAATCACAAACCATCGTGTTCTGTTTGGATATGATTGTTCAGTGATATCTTCAAGATTAGTTCCATTCGAAGAAGAATTTTCAAATGTATTAACTGGATGGAATCTTTCCATCACTTTGCAAATACCATACAACTGGAGTGCTTGTGATACACCAGCATCATTCAATGATTTCATTGTCTATAATCAAAGCACTGGTGAATCAGCAATACTTGAATTCAAAGATTCGATTGTTCGTGAAGGTGGTGAAGTTAGACTGGTGAATGATGTTGAATTTCCTGATGAATCATATTACTATGGAACTGATGCGAATGGTGTTCGTGGATGGTTTGCATTTCCAACAGAAACTGGATTGACTTGTGAAACACTTGGTGCTTGTTCAACCATTACTGATATTCAAACCAACATCACAAATCTTGAAGATGATGTTACTGATTTGAGTGCAAATGTTGTTGATATCCAAATGGACATTACAACTATTGAAGGCAATATCACAACACTTCAATCTGATGTAACAAGCATTCAATCTGATGTTGCAGATTTGCAAACTGATGTATCATTGAAAGCATATACATCAAGCATCAGTGCAGTTGGATTTTCAAATGATTATAATGATTTAGATAATCTTCCAACAATACCAGATGCACAAATACAATCAGACTGGAATCAATCAAACAATGTTGCACTTGATTTCATCAAGAACAAACCAAGTATTCCTTCAGCACAAGTTAATTCAGACTGGAATGCAACAAGTGGTGTTGCTGAAATATTAAACAAACCATCATCACTTCCAACATCAACACTTCGTCACGAAGTAAAACTTGGTTCAACAATGACCAAAGGAACACCAGTGTATGTAAGTGGTGCATCTGGAACAAATATGATTGTATCACCAGCATCAAATGGAAGTGAAGCAACATCAAGCAAAACAATGGGTTTGTTGATGGAAGGTGGAAATACAAACGCAAAAGTATTTGTAATCACTGAAGGTCTTCTGGATGGATTGAATACAAGCACTGCAACAATTGGTGATGCAGTATGGTTGGGTTCAACTGGAACATTGATTTATGGATTAGCAAACAAACCATATGCACCATTGCATCTTGTGTTCATTGGTATTGTAACGAGAGTGAATATCAACAATGGTGAAATCTTCGTGAAAGTTCAGAATGGATTTGAACTGGATGAAATACATAATGTTGCAACTTCACAAAGTAAATCAACACCAATTGATGCAGATGCAGTTTTGTTGTATGATAGTGCTGATGCAAATGGATTATGGAAGAAACTTTCTTGGTCAAATATCAAAGCAACACTGAAGACATATTTTGATTCTTTGTATCAATCAACACTTGGATTCACACCAGAAAATGTTGCGAACAAACAGAACTCACTTGCAACTGATGGAACTGGAACTAAATATCCAACAATTGATGCTATAAATTCGTATTCAATAATTGAAAGGGGTAAGCGTGGTATGACATTTTATAGTGACTTTATAGGTCCAAGTACCGCATCAATGGATGGAATTTCAACTATAATAAGTGGTGGAAGTGTTTCGACTACAACGACATTATCTTCAATAGGTTTTAGAAGCAGTAATCAATTAGGTTTTATGTCATATGGTAGTGGACTTTTGAATTTTAGTTTTGCGTTTCACATAGGCAATTCAATTCCAACTATTGCATTTGGTAATGGAGTTTGGAATTTTGAAACATCTATTTTGCTTCCAGCATTAAGTGTGTTAATTGATAGATACAGAACAACGCACGGCTTTGCAAGTACAACTGGAATTACAGATGAAACAAATGGTGTGTTTTTTACATATGATGAAGGTGGAACAATTAATGGAACAACTGCATCACCAAACTGGGTTTGTATTTCAGTTGCTGGTTCAGTAAGAACATTAACAACAACTTCAGTTCCAGTAAGCAATACTTCGTGGACAAAACTTCGAATCAGTGTTAATGCAAACGCAACTTCAGTTTCATATTATATCAATGGAACATTAGTTGCAACACACACAACCAACATTCCAAAATTTGCAGATAACAGATATGTATTTATGAAACAAGGAATTGCAAAAGCAACTGGTACTTCAAACAGATTGTTGCATTGTGATTATTTAGGATATGAAAATATATTAACTACACCAAGATGATATTAAAAAAATATAGAATGATTGTTGACAATGGATACATTGAAACACTAAATGAAGAAGAAGCAATTCAATTTGGAAAACACGAAATAGTATTTGAAGAAATTCCAGATGAAGTAACTGAAGATTTTAATGGCTGAAAATTTAACAAGAAAAAAAGTTGAATTGAAGTTTCGTGAATTTGCGAAACTGGTAATTGAACGCGCACAATCGAATCTTCGCATTTCGCAGTATGTCACACAAATGACATCCAAAGGAATGAAGAAAAGAAAAGTGAAAAGGATTGCTTCTGGAAGATTAGAAAAGGCATTGATGTTCAAACTTGATATGTCAAGAGTTGGATATGTAGAAATGTTATTCACTGCAAAAGGAAAAGCAAAAGAATATTATGGTGTGATTGAAGAAGGTCGTGGTGCAAACAAAACACCACCACCATACAAAGACATTATGAAGTGGGTTGCAAAGAAGAAGATTCAACCAAGAAATGCTTCAGGACAATTCCTTCAAAAACTAAAAACAAAAGACGAAAAAAAAGCAATGGCTATTGCAATTGCAAAACACATTGGAAAATATGGATTCGCTGGAATACATTATTACAGAGATGCAGTCAATGATGTAAATGATGAAAAAGGAAATGAATTCACAACTGCATATGCTCAATATCTTTCGATTGATTTAGCGCGAGAATGGGAATCAAAAACAAAATAAAAAATGGCTTTAACACTAACAGAACAACCATACGAATTCACACCAGCAAATCAAAAGTTGATTGTGATTGTCGAATCAGATAATATTGCACAACCAGATTTCAGATACATATTCCAATTTGGTGGTTACAATATATATGTTCAACCAAATCCAGAAGGAGTTGGAATGATTGATTTAGCACCATTGTTCAAACACAAACTTTCGCATTCACCAACAATGCATATTGAAGCGAATTGTGGATATGATACAGATGCAGCGTATGAAATTACTTGCAGAATATACGAAGGATATAATGATGGAACTGGATTCGCACAACACAATGCACCAGTGGATATTGAACCAGTTGGAATATTTCAAGCATCATATCAAATAAGAGATGGATACAAAAGAAGTCCGAATCTTGATTATGCAATGAATACAACAACATCAAATCTATTAAGCGCAAGAACACCATCAACACACCAGTGGATTGGTGTTCCTTATTATGATGCTGATGCAGTTTACATACCAACACGAATAAAAGATTTCGGTGTGATTAATTATATTGCAGATGCATCACATATCACCAATGAAGTTCTTGGATTTGTGTTTAATGTTTTTGATATTGCTGGTAATACTGAAGCATCTTTCACACTTGTTCCAACTGCATTAGATTACACAATTGGATTTCTTCCATCTTGTCCACAAAACCTTCTTTCTTATTTTGATTTTGAATTAATCAATTCTTGGTTTTCATATGAAGTTTTTGGTGTTGATGATTTAGGAAATCAAGTTACCAGAAAATACGTTCACTACAAAGTTGAAGATGATTGCAGATATGAAACAATCAGAATGCAATGGTCAAACAATCTTGGTGGTGTTGATTACTTCAACTTCACAAAGAAGAATGAAGAAACTTTGAATGTAGAAAGAAAGAGAATCAGAAAGGTTGTTGGTTCATATGGTGCTTCTGAATTTGGATTCAATTCATATGATAGACAAAATCAAGAATCCGAAATCATTGCAGAAAAAACATTGATTATAACAAGCAACTGGATATCAGAAGGTGAATTCTATTTACTGAAAGATATGGTTGCATCGAATGATGTGAACATCATCAATGAAGATGGTTCAATCACACCAATGATGGTTGAAGATTCATCATATGTAATCAAGAAAACTCGTGATGGTGGTGTTTACAATATCTCATTCAATCTAAAATACTCACAAGAATACTTCGTGTAATGAAACAAGAACTTCAGTTGTGGTGCTATGATTCAAATGGAAATGCTTCCATCATTGATTTGTATGAGAATGAAAATATGTATCTTCAGTTTCAGTTCAATGATTTAGTTGATTTCACCAATGTCGGAAACTATTCAAGAGAATTCAGAATACCAGCATCAAAAACAAATGTTGATTTCTTTGGTGCAATCTTCAATGTAAATTACAATGGTTGGTTTGATTTTAGAAAGAAGGTTGATGCATCAATTGTTGTGAATACAATTCCAATTACAAATGGTCATATCCAGATAAAACAAATCTTTGAATCAAAAGAAAAGATTCACGAATTCCAGATTGTGTTCTTTGGTGAAACACCAAACATTTCAAGGTCACTTGGTGAAAAGAAGTTGAAAGATATTCAATCAATTCAAAATGGTGATTTAGATTATGCATTGATTCACGCAAATATTCCAGAACCAAACAATGCAACAATTTTAACATTATGCGACAAGTTCAACTGGTCAATATTCAACTTTGAAAACACAACAAATTTCAATGATTTATATGTTGGTCAATTAACACCAGCAGTGAAAACCAGATATCTTGTTGAACAAATTTTTCTTGATGCTGGATTCACATATGATGGTGCAATCTTCGATTCAATCACTGAAGAAATGTATACACCATTCATTGCTGATAAAGGATTGATTTGTTCAGGTGGATTGAATGATAATCAATTCAACTTGATTTGGAAAGATGGTCTTTCAGTTTCCAATACATTAATTGGTCAAACAACAAATCAGATAATTAGCAATCCACCAAATGCAGTTGATACATATGATTTTCTTCTGGATGAAGGTTCAAACATAATTAACAATGGAACTTTTGTTGCACCATTAACTGCTGATTATACATTCAAATTTATCACCAATTTCAAGCGTGAAGATAGTGCTTCAACATCTGGTGGTGCAATTACACTTGGTGCTTCTTTTGTCAATCCAGATGCAATTGGATTTTATGAATTTAATTATTTTGATACACTTGGAAATATTTGTGGTGCAGCAACATTGAATATTGTTGATGGTGATTCAGATGCATTGTATCATATGGAATTGATTCACACAATTCATTTGAATGCTGGTGATAAAATTGCAGTGATGTTGCAAGTTCTTGGTGCTGGTGGTAATGCAACACAAATAATTGATTTGAATCTGAATCCATTTGCAATCAATTATCTTGATTATAATCTTGGAACATATTTTCAATACGAAGGAACATCTGTTGAATTGACTGGAACTGATACCATTGTTCAGATGCGAAACAATGCACCTGATATGCGACAAATTGATTATATCAAATCACTTGCAAAAGTTTTGAATCTTGCAATTATTCCATCAAGAACACTTCCATCACATTTGACAATTGTTCCACTGGTGGAATATCTTGGAACTGGAAACACTAATGACTGGACAAACAAACTTGATACAAGCAAAGATGTTGTGATTTCATCCACTGCTGATATGCAGTATTCGAAATTGTCATTCACATACAAATCAGATTCTGATGTATTGAATAAATATTTTGAAAGTGCGAAAAGAATATATGGTGAATATAAAGTTGAAGAAAATGATTTCACAGAAACGAATGATTTTGCAACTGGTGAACTTTCAGTTGCAGTTGATTTTGCAGCAACACCTTGTGGACATTTGTATGGAACAAATATTGTCACACCAAAATTCATAAATGATAAAGGTGAATTTATTATACCAACTTGCAGATTGCTTTTCAATGCTGGATATGTTGAAGTAAAAGTATTTGATGAAGTAAGTGGTGATAGAATCACAACTGAAGTAAAATTGCTGAATCATTATTCTTCAGTCTTTCCAGATGTTCAGGATAATGATTTGAACTTTGGAAAAGAAACACCAGCACAACAAGTAATTGCATATCCAGACAACACTTCATACGTTCGTTTTTGGCGCGATTACTTGCGTGAATTATACGATGGTGAAGCACGAATACTTGAAGCATATTTTGATTTGAACATCACTGATATTTTGACATTTCAGTGGAGTGATAGAATCTATGTGAAAGATTCTTGGTGGAGAATTTTGGAAATCACTGATTATGGAATTGCTCTTGGTGATTCCACAAAAGTGAAACTTGCAAGACTTGTTGATTTGGGTTTGGATTGTACATTCAAACCATATGCATCAACTATTTCAGGACAAATACTTTTTAGTGATGGTGAAGGAAACACTGGATTAACTGGAAATGAATTCTGTTGTGAAAGATATGGATATTATTGGAACAATGATAAGTGCAGAAATTCATCACCATCAAGAACACAATTTGTTTTCAACAATAATGCAATCAACAAACCAACAAATGTTTTTCAAGATTTAGTTGTGAAATCAATTCAAGTTGATGTGACTGAAATCACTTCTGATTATGTATGCACTGGAAAAGAATCAGTAATTATGTGTGATACAAGTTTGGGAACAATCAAATTGTTAATGCCTGATGTAGCAATAATGATTGGAAAATCAATTACTATTATCAACACATCAACTGGTGATGTTAAAATCAGTGCAGATACTGGATTGATTGAAGGTAATGCATTTATAATTATTTCAGGAATTTATTCAAAAACAACAATTACAAGTGATGGTAAAAATCTATTTCAATTAGTATGATAAAATATTACGAAGAAACATCTGAAAAATATATGGTGCTTGTGCTTGAAATGATTCGTCACAACATCAAAGATGAAAGTGAAGTGTGCTTGATTGCAAGTGGTAAAAATCAACTCAATCAAAAGAAGTGGAATATGTATAAGCGAACAAGTAAAATCATTCTTGCATTGCTTGTTTTAAGTGCTTGTTTTTTAACATATAAAATATTTGTGTAATGGCTGAAACTAAAATCAAAATAGTAGTTGATGATTCTGGAGTAACAAAATTCATTGATGAAGCTGGTCAAGAAATAAACAAGTTTGCTGATGGTCTGAAAGAAACAAGACTGGAACTGAAACGCATCCAAGATGCAATTGCTTCAGGAACTTTCAAGGATGATGAATTGTTGAAACTTCAAAAAAGAGCTGGTGAACTCAAAGATAAAATGGGTGATTTAGCTGAAGAAACAAGAGCAAATGCGGGAAACGCTTTTGAAGGTTTGAACAACAATCTTGGATTAACATCAGATAGATTGATGAATCTGGATTTCGAAGGTGCATCTGCATCATTGAAAGGATTAACTGCGAACGCACAAAATTTAACATTTGGTGAAGTAAAAAAAGGATTGAAAGATTTTGTTACTGGTTTAGGAAATCTTGCAAAAGCCATTCTTGCAAATCCAGTTTTGTTATTAGCTGGAATCATTGCTGCAATTTTTATGAATTGGGATGCACTGGTCAAGTTGTGGAACACAAGTGAAATTGATGGTTTGAAAAAAGCACAAGCATCACTTGAAGCACAAAACAAAGCAATGAATGAACAAATTGCACTTGAAAAAGCAAAAGGAAAATATGGTCAAGAAACATACTACAGATTAACACAAATATTGCGAAATGAAATTGAGATTCTGAAGTTGAAAGAAAAGCAATTGAAGTTGGAAGGTGATGATGAAGAAATGCAAAAGGCAAATGAAGATAGACAAAAGAAAATATTAGAACTGAAACAAGCACAAGTTGAAGCGGATGGAAAAATCTTTCAGGCAGTTGAAAATGCAAAGGCAACACTGGACCCAGTGGTCGCATTACAACAGAAAAAAACTGATAGTGCAAAAGAAGAACTTGATGCGTTAGAATTAATCAAGCAAAGACAACAAGACCAGAAAGCAGATTTGGAAACAATGACTGGTGAAATGGGAAAATATCAATCATTGCTTGGAAAAGAAAAAACATTGCGTGACAAGTTGCAAGGTCTTGTTGAACGCGGTGTGATGACAAATGCACAAGCGTTAAGTCTTCAAGCAAAAGCTGGTAATTCACAACAGAAATCAAAAGAAATTCAAGAAGATATAAACAAATTGATTCGAGAAAAAATTGCTGGAATTGATGGTGAAGTGAAGGGTATTTTTTCTGCAAATGGTGGATATGCTGAACAAATTCGTTTGTTAAGTGAAGCTGCAAACAAAAAAATGGATGCAGTAAAATCAGATGAAGAACTTGCACAAATTGAAGAAGCTAAAAGAAAACAAGATGAAAGAAATGCTGAAGCAAAAAGAAAGCGTGAAGAAAGACTTGCAAAGATAGAAGAAGCAAAAAAGAAACTTGCAGAAGAAGTTCTTGCAATTGAAAAAGAAATTGCTGAATTCAAATTTCGTGGATTATCAGCACAAGAAATTGAAATTCGTGAAGCTGATAAAAAATATGAAATACAAAAAGCAACATTCATTCAAGCAAAGAAATCAAAAGAAGACCTTGAATTGCTGGAATCACAACACAATATTATTGTTGGTGAAATAAATCAGAAGTATGCTGATGAAAAATATGTGAAGGATGAAGCAATTCGACAAAAAGAAATTGCACAAGTTGAAGAACAATTTCAGTTGCTTCAACAACTCACATCAACTGCAAAAGAAAATGAGATTGCTGATGCAGTAAAGAATGCGGAAAAGAAATATGAAACTGCAAATGGTGATGCTGCAACAGACCTTGCAATAAAAATTGAATTAGAAAATAAGATTGCAGAAATCAACAAGAAATATGCAGATGAAGAAATAAAAACTGCAAAAGAAAAAAGTGATAAGCTGATAGAAATTGACCAGAAGAATGCAGAAAAAAGACAAGCAATCAGAGATTTTGTTGTTCAGCAAATTGGTAATGGTCTTTCCATTATTTCACAAATGCAAGAACTTGGATTGCAGAATGAATTAAGAATTGCTGAATCTCAAAATAAAACTGAAGAACAAAAAGATGCAATCAGAAAGAAATATTTTGAAAAGCAAAAACAAGTTCAGATTGCACAAGCACTTCTTTCAACATTTGAAAGTGCAGTTAATATGTTCAATGCAGTTTCTAAATCACCAATAACAACAGCATTTCCAGCTGCACCATACATTGCAACTGCATCTGCGGTTGCACTTGGTTTGTTGAATGTTGCGAAGATTAGAAACACACAATTCAGTGGTGGTGGTTCTTCATCATCATCAACTGCACAAGCACCAAGTTTCAGTTCATTATCAACACCACAACCATCAATGAATGGTGTGAATGTACAAGGTCAACAAGACCAACCAGTGTTTCAAACATATGTTGTATCTGGAACAATTACAGACAATCAAGAATTATCACAATTAATATACAATCAAAGCAAATTATAATATGGAAAATACAAAGAAAATTTTAGATTACGGAATAGATGAAAATGGATTTCTTGGTGTGATGGCTATTTCAATGGTAACAGAACCAGCAATTGAAAGCAATTGGATTTTTCTTTCAAAAGAAAGCAAAGTTCATTGTGCAATTGAATCACCAGAACGCAAAATGTTATATGGTGCAATTATGATTCCTGATATGGAGATTTTGAGAGTTGATGAAAACAATCAAGAATACTATATTCGATTTTCAAAAGATGTGGTAAAACAAGTTGCATATGATTACTACAAAAAGAACCTACATCACAATGCAACATACCAACACGAATTTGCAGTTCTTGGATTAACGCTGGTTGAATCTTGGATTGTTGAAGGTGAACACGACAAATCAAAAAACTTTGGATTTAATCTTCCAGAAGGAACTTGGTTTGGTGGAATGAAGGTTGACAATGAAGAAATCTGGACATCAGTGAAAGATGGTGAAATCAAAGGATTTTCAATTGAAGGAATGTTCCAAGATTTAGCAAAAGAAACTTTTTCAAATGCAGATGTTGAAGGTTCATTGTTGCTTCAGGAACTGGAAAGAATTTTGAAAGGTCAATAAAAAACAAAGAGCATCATTTGTGATGCTCTCTGTCAAACCTTAAAATCAAAATCAAAAATCAATTTCACATATGAAACATCATTTGTTACAAATGTACTTCGATTGCTATTTATAAGAGTAAACAAATTATACACAATGACAACAATTGAAAAAATCAATTCATTGTTCAAGAAATTCAATGTCAATCTGGAAGTTGCAGAACCTTCGAAAGAAGAAGTTGCAAAGGTCGAAATGATGGCTGAAGGAATTCTTGAAGATGGAACAAAAATCGGAACAAGCGCAGATGCTTGGTCTGAAGGTGTTGATATATTCATCGTGGATGCTGATGGAAATCAACAACCATTACCAGATGGTGAATACAAATTAACTGATGGAACAACTTTGATGGTTGAAAGTGGAATCTTGAAAATGATTACACCAGTAACAGAAGAAGAAGTTGTGGTTGAAGAACAAGCTGAAGAAGTAGAAAATTCAGCGGAAACAAAAATCACAAACGCACAAGTTGAAGCACTAATGAATTTAGTTGCAAAACTTGAAGTTGCACTTTCAGACGAAAAGAAAAAGAACACATTGAATGAAACGAAGGTTGCTGAATTAAGCAAAGCACCAGCAGTTGAATCAGTGAAAAATTCAAAACAAACAAACAACAAAAACAACAAAAATGTTCAGGCAAAATCATTCAAAAAGATGACATACTCTGAACGTATTTCTAACATTCTAAACAAATAAAAAAATGCCTACTACTTACCCCGTAATAGAAAACAATTCCTACACTGGAGAATTCGCTGGTCAATACATCAGCGCATCAATTCAAAGTGCTGATTCAGTTCAACACTTAACAATCAGACCAAATGTACGTTACCAAGAAGTAATTCGTTTATTCAATGGTGGTGTTACATTGCAAGATATGTCTTGTGATTTTACTGCTGATAGTGGTGCAACACTTGGTGAAATAGTTCTTGCAGTAAAGCAATTGAAAGTGAACGAAGTTTTTTGCAAAACTAATTTCGTGAACACTTGGGAAACTCGTGATATGGGATTCTCTGTATTGAACGAAACAATTCCAGCATCATTGACTGAATACATCATTCAAAATATGATTGCTGAAGTTTCTGCTGAAGTTGAAAACAACATCTGGAAAGGACAAGCTGGTGCTGGTTCAATGGATGGTTTCTTCCAAATTGCAACTGATAGAGCTGATGTGAATCTTGTTGCATCACCAGTTGCATTAACAACTGGAAACATCATTGAAAAACTTGATTTGACAATTGATGAATTGCCTTCTTCAGTTCTTGCAAGTGCTGAAAAACCATTGATATATGTATCACCAAAAACTGCAAGATTGTATTTACGCAAAATGCAGTCATTAGGTTATTTGGATACATACTATGCTGGTGAAGTTCCAATGCTTTTTGAAGGTCTTCAAATAGTGGAATGTGCTGGTATGTATGATGATGCAATCTGGATTGCAAAGAAATCAAATATGTTTTTAGGAACTTCTTTGTTAGCTTTTGATAATGAAGTTTCGGTTCTTGATATGGCGAAATTGGATGGTAGCAAAAATGTTCGTTTCATTATGAACTTCAGTGCTGGTGTTCAATACGGAATTGGTTCAGACATCGCAGTATATTGGGTTGACTAATTAATTGAAAATGATTGATGGTGTTGAAACATACACCATCAGTTTTTTTCTTTATTATAAATATTAAAAAAAAATAATATGTGTACATTAACAACTGGATTTGGTCTGGATTGTAAGACATCAAGCGGTGGATTGAAGAAAGTTTATTTGCAATCAAAAGGTGATTCACAATTCACATTTCTTGATGGTGAAGTAACTGCAATTGATTCTGGTGATTGGTATGAATATGACCTTCAACCACAAACTGCAAACTTTGACGAACCATTAACATTCAACAGAGATAATTCAACCATCTTTTACACACAAACAATCACGATGAAACTTCATCGTTTGTCAAGTGCAAAAAGAAATGAATTGATTCAAGTTGCACAAGCGAGAATTTGGGCAATTGTTGTTGATGCAAATGATAATTATATTTTATGTGGTTTTGAAAATGGTCTTGATTTAAGCACCAGAACTGCATCAACTGGAACTGCACTTGGTGATTTCAATGGTTATGATTTGGCTCTTACACACGAAGCACCAAATCCAGCGTATCACTTAACTGCACCAGCAATTGCTGATATTGAGATTGCATAATAGTATGCAATAAAATGTTGAAAAGGGAACATCATACTGGTGTTCCTTTTTCGTATATTTCGTAAACCAAAAACATTAGAATGATTTACTTACTCACTGATACACCAGAACAATTTTTGTGGTTGACATTAGCTGAAGGAAGAACATACTTCACTGAATCATTCACGCATTATCTGGTTGTTCTTTCGAAAGAATTATCAAATCAATCTTTTCATCAGGTTGTGGAAATCATTCAAGAGAATGAGAGATTCACAAAAATAAAATTGACAACAGAATCATTGATTGATACTGGAACATACAGATATGAAGTGTATGGTCAAAATTCAAGCACGAACATAGATATAAACAATGCATCGGTTGTTGGTCTTGTTGAAGTTGGTCAAGGCAATTTGACAACATCACAAGAGTTCTATGATGCAACACCATTAACAATTCCAACAGATGTCATCTATAGATAAATTAAAGAATTCTATTCAACAAGTTTCACTTGCAACATACACTTCTGAACTTGCAGTTGAGAAAGAAAATCGCAGTGGATGGATTGACTATGGTGTACGAAATAATTATCCAGATTTCATCATCCAGCTTTACAACAATGCACCAGTTCACAATGCACTTGTGAATTCGATTTCATTTATGATTGCTGGAAAAGGAACAACAAATGAAATCATAAACAATGCAGTTCAAGGAATCTGTTTTGATTTGAAATTGCAAGGTGGTTTTTATGCTGAAGTAATCTGGAATATTAATTTCACTGAAGTTGTAAAAATCAATCATCTTCCATTTGAGAATTGCAGATTAGCATACAATTCTGATGAAGATGAAATCACTGGTGTATATTATTCTAATGACTGGAGAAAGCATAGAGAGAAAAAAAACAAACCAGTATTCATTCCAAAATATAATACTGAAAGTGCATCAAATGAACCAAGACAAGTTGTATTTGGATTCACGATGTCACCATCAAGTATGTGGTATTCAAGACCAGATTATTCTGGTGGTTTGAATTACATTGAACTTGCAACACAAATTGGAATCTTTCATAATTCAAATATTCAGAATGGATTAATGCCTTCGATGATTATTAATTTTATGAATGGTACACCATCATATGAAGAACGCGAAGCAATCAAAGATGAATGGGAATCAAAAATGACTGGTGTTCAACAAGCTGGTAAATTCATAATGACCTTCAATGAAGACATTTCGAAAGCACCACAGATTGTTCCATTTCCATTAACTGATGCAGATAAACAATATCAATTCTTGTCTGAAGAATGCACCAGTCAAACCATTGTTGCACACCGATGCACTTCACCATTATTGTTTGGTGTTCGCACTGGTGGAACTGGTTTTGGAAGCAATAAAGATGAAATGGTAATTGCATTTGAAATATTCAAGAATCAAGTAATCAAACCATTTCAACAAATAGTAAAAGATGCGTTTGCATTTTTAGGTGATTTCGAATTCATCCAGAATGATATGTTTGATTCTGTTGATGTAGTTCAACAACCAGTTGCAGAAACACCAACACAAGCACCTGAATCAACAAGCACAACACCAAGTACAACACCATCTGAAAAAGTTTCTGATGTTACATACAATGGTGCGCAAATTAGCAGCGCATTAGAGATTGTTGCAAGTGTTGGTTTGGGAACATTAACGAAGGAACAAGCAATTGTTTTCTTGGTTCAGTTTCTTGGTCTTGATGTGGATGTTGCACAATCAATGTTTGAACAAACTGGAAATGCAGTTGCACAATTATCAGCACAAAAAAAAAAGAGTTGTTCAATCACTGAATTAAAATCAGAAAAAGGAATTGAACCAACACCAGAAATTGAAGAATATTGGTTGAACAAATTAGAACTTGTTGGTGAAGTAATTGATTCAGAAGAATGGGAATTGATTTCAGAAACTGATGCTGGAACACCAGAAGAAGAACAACAATATCAGTTTGCATTTATGGAAACGCAAAGTGAATTGAAATCATACGCAAAGCCAAATGAAAAGAGTGATGAAATGGATTCTGGTTTGTACAAAATCAGATATCAATATTCACAAAATCTAACTTGGAAAGATGGTGAACTTGTGACAAGAAAATTTTGTCAACAGATGGTTTCACTTTCAAAGAAAGGAATCATATTTAAGTATGAAGATATTCAAGATATGTCTGATGCTGGTGTCAATGGAACTTTTGCACCAGCTGGAAGCACCACATATAATTTGTTCTTGCACCTTGGTGGTTGCTATTGTCATCATAAATGGAATCGTTTGATATATTTCAGAAGAAGAAAAGAAGGTAGATTCTTACCAAATGATGGATTGAAAAATGATGTTCGTGTGAATACAAAAGAAGCGAACAATCTATTTCCAAAAGGTGAAGAATCAATCAGACCAATTGATACACCAAATCGCGGAAAATTAAATTAAAAATATATGTCATTAGAACCTGAAGTTTTATTTGTGAATGGTGATTACATCAAGCGTTACACTTGGTTGAATGGAAGTGTTGATGAAAATCTGATGTTTCCTTCAATCTATCTTGCACAAGATGAATACATCCAGCAATATCTTGGTGAAGACTTGTTCAAACTAATTAAACAAGAAATCAAGGATGATGATGTGACAATTGAAAATCAAATTTTGCTTGATGAATACATTCGTCGCGCAACTTGTTGGTGGAGTTTGTATGAACTTTTACCACATCTTTATATGAAAACAGATAATGGTTCAATTGTGCTTCGTGTATCTGATGATACAACACAAATTGCACCTGAAGACTTGTTCAGATATCGTGACCAAACAAAAGACAAAGCATTGTTTTACACAAAAAGAATGGTGCAATATTTATTCAATAATTCAACATTATATCCAGCATATTCAACCAATGAATCAAATGGTATTTGGGCTGAAAAAGAAGTGTATGAATCGAATGCTTGGATGATATCAGAAGGTAGAACACAAATTCCAAGATTCCCAAAATGCTGGTTCAAATGAAAGATGAAAACAAAAGAGTTGAAAGAAAGAAGTACGAAGAAAAACTTCGTGTGTATTTAGAAAAAAGAAAACAAGAAATAAAAAATAATGCAAACACCAAACGCAAATAAACTTCGTGAAATCTTTTCAAAGAAAGGATATGCTTGGATGAATTTTCACATTGTTGGAATTCGTTCAACTGCAAATGAAAAAAATAAATTTGATGATTTCATCGGAATAGTTGATGGTGAAGATGTTTTCTGGTTTACTGGAACAACAAATGCTGGAAGACATTGGTTGATTAATCTGATGAATCCAAAAGGATGCGCAGTATTAAAACCAAATCAATACATCAACGCATACAAAATTGGATTACACAAAGGTCAATATGAAGCACTTGTTCAATACGCACCAGTTGAAGTATATCGTGACAATAACAAGAATGATATTGCTGAAGAAATTGGTGTTGTTGATAAAGGATTATTCGGAATCAATATCCATCGCGCAAATCCAAATGCAACTTCATCATTGATTGAAAAGTGGAGTGCTGGATGTCAAGTATTGGACAATCCAGTTCAATTCAGACATTTTATGAATAGAGTGAAATTAAGTGGAATGAATTATTTCACATACACATTGCTAAAAGAATCTGATTTATGAGCAATCAACAACAACAAATAGCTGAAGGTGTTACTGGAACAATCACATCAATATTTTTGAGCATACCAGCTTGGTTGCTTGATGTGGAATTTGCAATGAAAATGCTTTGTTTAGTATTGTCTGGAATAGCATCAATATTCACGATTGTGAAGATGCTGAAAAAGAAAAGATGATTGATTTTATTAAATCAATGTTGAGTTCAAAAGGTGATGTTTCAAGTAAAAGAATCATTGCTTTATTTCTGGTGGTGAATCTGGTTGTGACAATGTACATCGCAGTGTACAACAATGAAGAAAGAGTTGCACCAGAATTTATGTTTGATGGTTTGTGTTTATTGGCTGGTGGTGGAATTGGTTTGAATGTTCTTGAAAAAATATTTAAGAAAAAAACAGATGAACAACAATCCTGATGTAAAAATCATTCTTGAATATCTTGAAAAGTACAAACATCTTCCATCACTTACTCTTGCAAAACTGAT